ACGAGTGGTCCCAAAATGGGGCCGCGAGTAAAAAATAACCTAACGAACTAAGGAGAGTGATAACAATGAGAAGACCTAAAAAAATGAACTATAAAAAATCAAAGAGAATGTTTTCACGCACAGCAGCCAGAACACACAGAAAAAACTCTTTAAGAAGCAGCCGACCTATGAGAGGCGGAATTAGACTATAACTAATGGAGAACAACTATGCCATGTTTTCACCCACTACAAGCTTGGAAAACCGAAGACGGAATTAAGTTTTATAATCCGTATAAAGATAATAGACACCACAAAGGTATACAAATACCTTGCCGACAATGTACAGGATGTCGGAGCGAATACTCACGCCAATGGGCGATGAGAAATGTACATGAAGCATCATTACATGATAGAAACGTATTTATTACATTAACATACGATAACGAACACTTACCATTATTAGGCCCATCAGAAGAACACAACACTTTAGTAAAAGACCACTTTAGACTATTTATTAAAAGTCTAAGAAAACCACATAAAAAGTTAGACTGGGTACCACCAAAAAAAATTAGATTCTATATGTGCGGAGAATATGGAGAGAATGGATCAAAACGACCGCACTATCACGCTATACTTTTTAATACATATTTTCCTGATATGGTTCCATTAAAAGGGAAAAAAAATCTATTTACATCAGAAATATTAAAACAAATATGGGGAAAAGGCCATGTTTCAGTAGGCGCAGTAACTTTTGAAAGCGCAGCGTACGTATCTAAATACGTACAAAAGAAAATAAATGGACAAAAGAAAGACGAGCATTACAGAGTAATAGATAAAGAAACTGGCGAATACTTAGGCCAACGGCAACAAGAATATGCAAATATGAGCCGGAGACCTGGCATAGCAGGCGACTGGCTCGCCAAATATAAAGACAGAGTATATCAAACAGATGATATTACAATCAATGGCCGTAAAATGCGGCCACCTAAATATTATGACCGTATCTATGAAATAGACCATCAAGATAAGATGGAGGAAATAAAAAAAAATCGTAAAAAAGAAATGGAAAAAATGTCTCATCTTTTTACGAAAGAAGCTCTCTTATATAGAGAGAAAGTTCACAAAGCTCGTATGAGCTTATATCAAAAGGATAAACTATGATATTATGTAAATATACAATATATGATTCAGCACTTGAAGCATACCATCAAGACTATAGCTTGGAAAACGATGCAATAGCATTAAGACAGTTTGCTGATTTAGCAAACGAAGAAACACAAATTGCCAAAAATCCTGAGGATTATTCGCTTTGGCGAATTGGCACATTTGAAACAACAACTGGAGAATTAACACCTGAGGAACCTACATGTCTTGCAAAAGCACATGAACATGTGTTACAATTCAAAAAAAACAAAAAATAAGGAAATAACATGCCCATGAAAAACCCTCATAAATACAATACAAGAATCGGTTCAGCTAAGCAACATCAGTTTAGTGAAGTACCACATGCCGATATACAGCGAAGCACATTTGATAGGAGTCATGGGCTAAAAACTACATTTAATGCCGGCGAATTAGTACCAATATATGTAGACGAAGCATTGCCCGGAGATACATTTTCATGTAATCTCACTGCATTTAGCAGATTAGCAACACCAATACACCCAACTATGGATAACGCATTCATGGATACCCATTTCTTCGCAGTCCCAGTACGACTCGTTTGGGACGATTTCGAAGAATTTATGGGAGAAACAAAAACATATAAAGCAGCTGGTACCGACAGACTAGACGGAACACCCGACTTTTCAGTCGCAGCGCCAGTACCACCAACTATAACAGCGGGTGGCAGTGGAGAAGCAGAACAATCACTGTCCGATTACTTCGGAATACCAACAAAAGTAGCAGGATTAGAATTCAGTGCATTATGGCACCGAGCATATACGCTCGTTTGGAACGATTGGTTCCGAGATGAAAACCTGCAAGCACCAAAAACAGTAACAACAACAAGCGGTTCAGATTCAACCGCATATCCTCTTTTAAACAGAGGAAAAAAACATGATTACTTTACATCAGCTTTGCCTTGGCCACAAAAAGGCGCAGATGTAACAATACCACTAGGAACTGTTGCACCAGTTATTGGTATTGGTAAAGCCAACCAAACATTTGGTTCCGGCGCGCAAACTGTATACGAAACTGGAGCATCAGGTTCGTCATCATTTGCTGCAACATCACAAATTTCAACAGAAGCAAATAATACATATTATGTAGAACAAGACACAGGAAACTCAGGTTTTCCTGGAATATATGCAGACTTAACAGATGCAACTGCAGCAACAATTAACCAACTTCGATTAGCATTCGCAACACAAAAATTTCTTGAAATACAAGCGAGAGGCGGTTCAAGATATATCGAAGTAATAAAAAATCATTTTAATGTAACTAGCCCTGACGCTAGATTACAACGACCAGAATATTTAGGTGGCGGAAGCTCACCGGTAAATATTTCACCGGTCGCACAAACATCGTCAACTGACGCAACAACACCGCAAGGTAACTTATCGGCCATAGGAACAACAGTATTAAGTGGCCACTCTTTTACAAAGAGTTTCACTGAACACACTATAGTAATAGGTATGGTATCTGTAAGAACAGATTTAACATACCAACAAGGACTGAACAGAATGTTTAGTAGAGAAACAATATATGACTATTACTGGCCAACGCTTTCAACGATTGGCGAACAAGCAGTCAAAAACAAAGAAATATATGCACAAGGAAGTGCAGCCGACGAAACAACGTTCGGCTATCAAGAGCGTTATGCGGAATATAGATACAAGCCAAGTTCAGTAACTGGCAAATTCCGTTCAAACGCAACAGGAACCCTAGAATCATGGCATTATGCACAGGAATACGCAAGTCTGCCATTACTTGGTGATTCATGGATACAGGTAACAGATACAAACGTACAACGTACACTAGCGGTAGCAAGCGAACCTCAATTTATATTTGATTCGCTATTTAAACTAAGATGTACAAGACCAATGCCAGTTAACAGCGTACCTGGCGGGACACACTTCTAATGTGGGATAAATTAGCACCCTTCGCGTCGTCTATAGGCGGCGCAATAGGCGGACTCTTTGGTTACAAAGGCACAAAGGACACTAATGTAGCATCCGCTGCAATGGCACAAAAACAAATGGACTTTCAAAGGCAAATGTCCAACACCGCAGTACAACGCCGTATGGCGGATTTAAAAGCTGCGGGAATTAATCCTATACTAGCAGGAAGCAAAGAAGCAAGCTCTCCTGCAGGTGCAATGGCACCAGTACAAAATAAAGCACGTGTTGCATTAGAAAATGCAACCTCTGCCGCCAATATAGCGCATACGCAAGCATTAACTAATAAAGTTAATCAAGAAGTAAAACGTATGAAATTACCATCTGATGTTGGCGGAGATGCCGCAACAGTATATTCAGATGCTAAAGATATGCTAAGACAATACGGCGGTTTAGCTGATACGGAATTTAGCGCCCGTTCAGCTTTAAACAACGCACGGCCTAGTAATATATTATTACGTGCCGCCGCTGTAATAACAAATCAAATAGAACGCAATAGAACCAAAAGACCTTTATGGTATCAATTTGGTTCTAAAGTATTAGATAAACCAGATGGAGTGTATAAATCACGATGACTACTAAAAGAAAAGCCACCGGCGTACCAAAGAACACATTTCGTTCAGCCTACAATTTAGGCAACGAAGATTATAGTGAGACGTTTAATGACGGTCTCACAGAACAACATCACACAGACCAATGTGATATTAATAAGATATTAGCACAATTCATGGAAACAGGAATTATGCCACAAACAAAAGCAAACCCACAATACGGAGACGTATCAAACGTGGATTTCCAAGAAATGCAAAATACATTAGCGACAGCGAAAACATTGTTTGAAGAATTACCGGAACATGTGAAGGCTACCTTCAACAATGAAATGCATAGCTTTCTAAATTTTGCAGAAAATCCCGATAATCTTCCACAAATGGAAGAATGGGGTTTAGCTGTTAAAAACGAGCGTTTAGCTCAAGCTCTACAAGCTGAAGCTGGGGAGGAAACAACGTCCCTCCCAGCAGGCAAGTCGGATGAATCCGACGCGGCAGAAACAGTTCTTACTTGATAGAACTGTAACGAGTGGTCCCAAAATGGGGCCGCGAGTAAAAAATAACCTAACGAACTAAGGAGAGTGATAACAATGAGAAGACCTAAAAAAATGAACTATAAAAAATCAAAGAGAATGTTTTCACGCACAGCAGCGAGAACACACAGAAAAAACTCTTTAAGAAGCAGCCGACCTATGAGAGGCGGAATTAGACTATAACTAATGGAGAACAACTATGCCATGTTTTCACCCACTACAAGCTTGGAAAACCGAAGACGGAAT